CCTGAGGAGCGGGGCCGGGTGCCGGTTGAGGGGCGGGTCCCGGCGATCCCTGCGGCGGCGGATTGGGCATCAGCGAATTCGTTGGCTGCGGCCCAGGTGCGCCCCCGCCAGTCAGTTGATTGCCGCCGAGCAAGGGGACTGAGACCCCCTTCGTCATCTGCTGCTGGCTGCCATCGGGATTGGTGACGGTGACCATCGAGTTGGAATCGCTCGGAGCCATGCCGTTGGCAATACTCGCCTGCGGCGTGAATCCGTTGAGCGGGCTTTGCGTGCCCATCACCGTATTGGGGCCGGTGTTGACGGAGGTCGGGGAGCCGAACGTGGACTGGAACTGCTGCCCCGCATCGAGCGCACGCTGGGCGTAATTCGTCGCCAGCGCCTGAAGCTTGACCGGATCATTGCCGGCAGCCGCTACATTGGTGCTTTCGACCTGATACGTCTGCGGGCTAATCATGCCTTCTTTCAACGCATTTTGCGCGAAGTCCATCATGTCGCCTTGGGACAGGTCGGGCTTCTTTGCAAGGATGCCCAAACCGCCGGCCAGGTACTGAACCTGCCCCTTGACCAAATCCTGATGCGACTGAAGGTTCTGGGTCCTCATCAACTGATTTTGCTGCATGCCATTGGCGACACTGACAGCGCCCTGCATGTTCTGCATCAGCGAGTTTGGCTGAAGCTGAGGATAGTTGGAAAAGCTCATGTCGGCCATAGCGGTCAGCCTCCCCAAGAGCGGTTAGAATTGTTGTTATAGTAGCTCATTCCGGGCTGCTGACCGAAATTATTATTCATGCCGTTGTTATTCATATTCATCAGCATGTTGTAACTGCCGTAGTTATTGGCGCCATTCACCAAGGCATTGCCAGCGCCGTTGAGCCCTGCCTGAAGGGCCGAACCGGCGTTGCTCGTATTCTGTGCGATCCCCTGCGCCGCACCCATGCCGATCTGGCCGATGTTGCCGGCTGTCTGCGTGCCGAACTGGCCGCTGTGTGCCGCCGCATTAGCGCCCATGCCACCAACGCCCGTCAGATAATTGACGGTGTTGTTGCGCTGCGCCATCTGGTTTTGGATATTGGTGTTGGCGTTAGCAAACTGGTTTTGATAGGTCGAGTCCGCCAGCCCGGTTGCATAATTTGCCGCGCCCATCATGGCCGCGCCGGATGATCCGAGACCGCGCGCCGCAGCACCGTTCTGCACCGCCTTCAACCCCTGCGAGAGATTGAACTGATAGCCTGGCGTCTGTTCGAGTGTGGCCTGGTCCATTTTGATCGGCGCGATTGGCGACGTGAGGCCAGGCAATTGCTGCATCAGCATGTTGGTCGCGGACTGGCCTGCCTGATTGTACGGTTGCAAGTCGTTGCGGGTTTGAGTGAACTGCGCCTGCTGTGCCTGCGTGGCCTTATCGGCAGCCGTAGCTTGAACCTGCGAGGCCTGATTAGCCGCGTCCGCCTGCATTTTGCCGCCCATCAGGCTTGCGCCTGCGCCGACTACTGCAGCACCAACCGTTGCACCTACCGGCATAGGATCACCTCAAAATTTTGGTCCCGGACCGCCAGTAGCGCGTCCTGAATATCGATGACGAATGGATTGGCCGCGATCAGCGAAATCGTCGCGTAGCCGGCGAACTTTGCCCAACGATTGTAGAAGTTGATGCCTTTGGCGACTTGCCCGTGTGCGATCATTTCCGCAGCGGCACCGACGTACCGATCGTGCGCGTCATCATCATCATGGATCGGCGCGGCTGATCCCTGCGCAACTTTGGCGGCCGCAAGTTTTTCGTGAAACCAATCCCCGATTTGTTCCAGCTCATCGGTTTTTCGTACCCACGCATTGAGCGTTTGGGCGTAGTATTTGACGCCGACAAGCCCGTGATTGGTCTGCCATGCGTGAGGACGGTAGAATTGGAATTCCCCGCCGATCTTCTTGACCAAAGCAGCGGCAGCGACATTCCCGTCAGGCACTTTGGTGACAATCTCAACGGCGTCTGTGCGGGTAAACATCCAACGCAGGGCGTCGATCACGGCGAGCAGCGCGACAGGGCCACGCGCCTCGGGGATGAACTGTGTATGGACCTCGTAAAGCCCCGGCTCTAGCTGGACAAACAGCAGGCCGCCGCCCTGCCCCATGAGCAGCACATTACGCGGATCGGCAACTACGGGCGTTATGTCGAGCGGGCCGACGCCGCCAACCCACGGACGCACTTCGGGGTGCGCGATTACAGCATTGATCCGGTCAGCCGAGAACTCCCGGCAGACGGAAAGAGCGGGGAATGCCATGCGCTACCTCGGAACGAAGGAAACAGTTGGGGCAACAGTGTAGGTGATGGTCACCAGGTCCTTGTTCGCCACCGCCAAGGGCGTTCCAACCGCAATGGTCGTTGTGCTGCGCGTCAGGGTGATGCTGCTGACCGTGCCGCCAGTAACGATGATCGAGCCATTGGCGGCTGCCTTATAGACGAAGGGCGATGCCCCAACCGCGACCGCCACGATGGGACCCGGTTGCACGCTGAATTGCTTGAGGTACAGCGTCCACGGCGTCGTGAAAATTCCCGAGCCCGGCTCAATGGCGGGAAAGTTCGGGGCCGGCATCGGGGTTGTCATGTGCGGAGCGTCTTTGCGTTAACCCACGCGCCCGTGATGGCGACCGAGGCGTTCGTATCCCAGCTCAGCTTGAACACCCGATCTCGGGCCATGCCGAGCCGCTGCCATTGCGGAGAAGTCTGGTATTGTCCGGTTGCGCCGATCGACTGCAACACGGGATTGCCGAAGGTGATTCCGCTGTCATCGCTCCAACTCAAGCTCGCCATTGGCGAGGCCGATCTCAGAACGTTGGCAATCGTGCCGACCTCCATTTTCGCCTGGAACTGCAAGTAACTTACTCGCGCGCCGCCTGCTGTTTCGTGCGGGAAAGTGATTTCCCGAATGATCGGCGTGCCGTTGTCGGTGTAAGTGGTCGAGTCCAGCGAGTAGAGATTGCCGTTCTGGTAGTCCCCGACGATGTTGTAGCCATAGGCAAAGGCGAAGCAATTAGCACGCCAACGATGGCGATTGCCGTTCACGTCGGTTGAGACGCGGCGGTGCCACTGGCCGGTTGCAAGATCGTAAACCCACGTCACGTCCGCGGACGGGAATGTCAGCACGAAGAACGAGTGGCCCTGCACCTGATGGCAAAAGCCGATGGCATCCGAGATATTGGCGTAGGTCTGAATGTCGCTTTCAATCGCATTGGTCGAAATGCGCTGGATGGTGCTGCCCTCTGCCTTGACCACGATGCCGTCGCCCTGATCGTTCTGCGACAGCCAGAATAGCGACACGTCCTGCTGGGAGAGCGAATAGGTCGCGGCTGAGCCATGATTGACGACGGCGCCGGGGATGCGTTGGAAATAGAAGTCCGCCGCGCCTGAGGGGGCAAAGATTTCCGTCGAGAGCTGCCCGATCAACCACAGCACGCCATGAATGGCTTTGACGCTAACGATAGGGTCCGCTTGGCTCGATTTGGTGGCAATGTCGAGCGGGTTGAAGGCCACTCCGCTCGTCAGCAGCGTGTAGGTCACATTCGACAGGCTGAGATAGAATTGGTTGGTGCCGGGCTTCTCGAAGATAAAGAAGCCATCCATCTGGGTAACGGTGCGGGCTCCGAGAAAATTGGGATCGTTGATCTTGCCGAAGGTATTGGCCACCATGTCGATGGCATATCCAACTTTCGATCCATCAACAGCGACAATGACGAGGCCATTATCGGTAAAACTCAGGGGTGACGTACCGTCTACGACAAATCCCAGCAGCGTCCATCCGAAGGTGTTGGACACAGCATAGACGCTCGGCCCGATAACCGCATAAAGATTCCCGTTAGTCGCTCGATAGGTGTTGCGGACGTTTTCCACATTGGGCGAAGTCGCTAGTTTCAATAGCCCCGGTGTGCCATAATATGTAACGGGGGAAAGCGGCTGTCCATCCTGCGGATTTGCCTCTGAATACATGTTGACGGAGAGACGACGTGCAGATGCGGCAATGCTGCGGCCCTGATAATTGCCGCCGAGCAGGGGAATGAATGCCATAGACTAGCGATCAGCGTAGATATTGAAATTGCTGTTGCGATGGGTCAACGAGCGCGGCAAATGCATCCGAGGCACTTGCGCATTCGCAACGCGCATGGTTTCCAGCGCCGCCTTCGCCAGCCCCGACACAACGGGATTAATCGGGGAGTTGTAATTGGCCGCCAAGCGGATCGCGAGATTGTAGAGCAGCGCTTCCTGATACTCGCCCGGCATGTTCATTGCCGCAGTCAGGCTCGATACGCTGTTCAGGATTTCATAGATGACAATGTGGATTTCAAACTGAGCCTGAATAACCGGATTGACCAGCAATTGCCCGAGCGGAAAGCCCGCGTCATAAAAGCACCAGCGCGGAAACGACTTCAGCGACTTCATCGCGATCAGCGACCAATCCTCGCGCGACGGCAGCACTTCCAGCGGATAGTCGATCTGATTGGGCACTGCCGAAATCGTCTGCCGGGCAAATGCCGCATTGATTGCAGCAGGTCTCGATGCCACGCTGAAATCGCCATTCG